AGATGTTCTGGACTGAATAAACAGGGAGAACCTAGTCGCCGTTGCATTGCTGTGCGTGACGCCAAGCGCAAATGCCGTTGCGTTTGCTCCATCGGCGGTAGCCCGCGTGTAGTTGGTGCCGTTTGTGCCGCTGTCGTTGATAGCCCTGTACAGGTTGGTTATGGACTCAAGCGTTGTTGCGCCGACAAGCACATCAACATTGTTACTAGCAGGAGCAGCTCCAAGCAATGCACGGAAGGTGTAGGTGGTTCCTCCGATAGTAACAGTTTCGGTTGCCCCAGGGTTGGCGGTGACCGTTAGCGTGCCCGCTGTTCCGCTAGAAAGCTTGTAGCCGCCACCCCACTTGTTGGCAAGGTAGCCCTCGATCAGCTCTAGCTCCGTCGTAGCCGCACTTACAGCAGACCAAGCGGCGTCTGGATAGTTCGGCATAGACAAAATGTCCTGCCGCGTTGGAGTGTCTAGAGGCGTGGTTCCAGCTACATACCAGTCTGACATGACCAGCATCTCGCAGACATAGCCACGGAAACGCTGAATTGTCGCCGGAAATGAGTTGTCTCGCGAATAACCCAAAAAGTTTGCGTCGCTGCAAACCCAAGTAGACTTGCTTGAATACTGATCTGCGGGCCTTCCATTAATGCGAACCGTACTTTGCGGTGTACCAACACCGCCATTAAAGACCCAAGTAATCAGACAAAAATCGTCAGGGCCGCTGCACAAGGTCAGAGGATGCGCACCAGGGCCTGAAGCTGCATTCGCAACTCCACCAGAAGTCACAGCACCTGTCGTGTCTTCCAAAATGCGAACACTTGTCAGGCAAGCCGTATCTGTGCCAACCGCGTTGGGCAGCGAGTTGACAACTATGCCTCTGCGCGTTGCGTCAACTGCCGTGCTTGTGACATCCTGAGACAGCAGGTAACGCTGCACATCCTCAGGAGACATGCGCACGACCATGAACAGCGCATACTGTGCGCCTGCGTAGCCAGGAATGGCGCCACGGAAAGCTGCGCGGGACGCTTTGTCGGTTCCAACGCTAGCGCTGCTCGGGTTGGTTCCGCTCATCATCGAGCGGTCAACGCCGTCAAACACCAGCACATCACGGCCAGCTACAAAGTTCTTGGCAAGGAGCGGCCCTTTCTCGGTGGTCAGCGTGTTGACTTCCCAGTCGCGCCCGTTGCCGCTTTTGTCGTACCAGGTCTGGATCTCGTCTCCGTCTTCGTACAAGGCGTTGTTACTGCCGTCGCCGTCAATGTCGGACGAATCCCACCAGCCCCACACGCGCTTGTCCCACGAAGGAAGCTGCGTCGGCACCCAGTCCACCCAAGCCCCTACGGAGCTGGGGTTTTGCAGGTCACGCCCGCGCTCAGTATTAGGCTCATGGGCCGTGTACACCGAACCGTCCTTCGGTGACACCGACAGGTCGTTAGCCGGGTACGGGATATCCCAGCGCTTTTGAAGCAACGGGACGGCGGTGTTGATTTGATCCAGCACCACCACCCAACTGCGACCCTTACGGGTGTCGTTGATGGCAGCGTAGAGCTTGCCGTCTTTGATCTCGATCTTTTCGACAAAGCCTTGCGGATCGTATTCCCACACGCGCTCGGCCTTGACCTTTGGCTCGCCTTCCAGCGCGAACGGAATTTCTTTCGGCTCGTAGCCGTAGATCCTGGCCTTGAGCATGTCGCCGCCCGTGCTGACGCCCACATAAATCCAGTAGGCCGAGTCAACGACGATGGTGCGGATTTCTGCGGCTTCGTCCTTAAGCTCGACATTGGCCTTCCAGACCTCCGACAAGTCGTTGTTGTACTTGACAATGGCCGCTTTGCCGTCGATGCCGTAGACATTGCCTTGGTTGTCCAGAACAAGCTGCCAGCACGACGACTTGTTGGGAGGCGTCACGCTGCTGGTGTTGCCGGAGGTCTCCAGCGGCTGCGCGGCGTAATCCGTGTTCTTGTTGTCGTAGGTGACAGAAAAGATGTCCTGCACCTTCTCAGACGCCGCAATCGGGTCTCGGCCGTACAGCGACATGCCGCTGCGCTGCGCGCCGCGCACGCGACCGTTGGTCGGATCTACGCTGCGGACATTGACGGCATCCCGCGTCGTGCGCGGAGTCTGCTCGTCGTTGGCGCGTCCTTCGCTGATGCCCTTTTCGGGCCAGGGGATGTTGATTTCGGGCATGTCACGCAGGGCCTTGTACTTGAGTCTTCAGGAACAAAGTAGAGTCCTTGCGCTGCATGGTGACAGCGCCACCCTGCATGGCGCCACGGCTGGATTGGATTTGGCCGTCACGCCGCATGGCGTCTAGGAAGCTGCTGGACTGCTTGATGTTTTGCAGGCGCTCCAAGACCGTGCCAGGGTTGGAACGAGACCCACGCGCAGGGGGCTGATCCTCTTCCTCGTAGCCACGCGCAATGGCTCGCACGATCTGCACATAGATCATGTTGAGGTAGTCGGGGATTTCGATGAACACATCGTCTGCGCTCACAGACGGCCAGCCAGCCCTGTAGAACAGGGTGAACTCGTCGGTCGCGTTTGTGGTCGGAGTCGGGTACACCTCAAGGCGAGGGGTTGGGCGTCCACCAGAGGCCGTGGCGTTGGCACCCCAAGTGACAGCAACCCAGTACACCATGTTGCCGATGGCAACCTCGTTGGTGCGAAGCTGGTTGATGTACGCCGTGGTCGTGGTGTTCACCGCGTTGACCAGCCCTTGGGTCGGCTGGATGTCCACCAACTCCTTGAAGTCGGCAGGCAAGATCAGCGAACTGGGGTAGACGGTAAAGGCAATGTCTGCCGGGCCGCCTGTTCCAATCGTTGACTCCAAGACGATGTCGTTGCTGTTCGTCTTGCTAGCGATGTTGTACCAACCTTGGTTGACGGAGGTGCCGCCCGTGATTTTCAGGCGGTCTCCGTCAACAAAGGTGTAGTTTGCAAACTCAGAGGTTTTGGTAAGCGTCAGCGTTGCCAAAGTCCAAGTAGCGTTGGTGATCGACAGAGTAGCCCGCGTGTTCAACGTCACGCTGGGACGCTCCAGCCACCGCCATTGATGTGCGGTGACCAACCACTCCCCTGCCTCGTTGAGGATCGTGACAGGAGAGAGGTCTGACGAAAGCTCACCGCCAAGGGTATGGCGGATGTGCTGCAACGCTTCTTGGACCTGGAGAGTCAAACTCCTGAGCCTCCAAAGCCTTCTACGCCGTTAAAAAGAACGGTGATTGTTTCTGCCGTGGCTGAATCGACGGCAGAAGCAGTTGTCGTTTCCAATGCAATCGCAATGACTTTTTTGCCAGCAGCCGTGGCGCCGCTCAATTTGTTGGTGGGGCCTGGGCCGTTAGCAAACAAACCAAGACCTGTCGCATTAACGCCAGTGGAGGCTTTGAAAGCTTGCGATCTGGCAATTCCGCGAAGCAAAAAATTTCCGTATCCACCGCTGGCAACAGCCTCTAGCCACACACCAATTATTCCAGAATACTGGTTGATGCTTGCCACATTTTCGACGACATTAAAAACGCTATCTTCTTCGCCTTCGACAATGCTGGTCGCTGTGGTTTTTGAAAAATCCAAAACGCCAAGATCCCCAGCCGAAAAAGCACGCGCAGCCTTCACGCGAACAACCGTCCTGCGAAGGTCTAGTCCGTACCCGACATCGGATACGCCAAGCTGTGTAGTGATGATGCTCATATGAATAGCTTTTTTGGCAAAGCAGAGGGCTTTTGCCCCCCCCTGCCTTGCTGATGTCAAAAAATTTCAGGTGGTATTGGTAAGGTTTTGCGCCATGCCAAAGCCGTTAAACATAACCTTTTTCAATGCACCGCTAACGCCAAGCTCAATCATGACGCCAACAACAGCGTTGCCGTTGTTTGCGGCTGCAGCGGTAATAGCTAGTTGCTTGCTAGTTGTCGGAATCACATATGCTCCAACAGCCGGAGTTCCGGTAATCAAAGCGTCAACCGTTCCGGCAAACCGAACGCGAATTTTTTGACCAGTTGCGCTAGCGGAAGTCAGCGCAACGCAAAAAATTCCTTTTGTAATTGCACCCGTGCTGGTGATGTCGGCAGCCGTAGGCGTTTTTACGGTAGTAAATCGCCCGTTAGACACAAGTGAAGTGTCAACCGACAGCACATCTCCAATCGAGATTGCGGCGTGCGACAGCATGGTTCCGTCTTGATTTTGGAGATACAGACCATCTCCGTCGCTAACTCCAAGGGGTTGCATAAAACTCATTGTAGATAACTCCTATCAATAACTGGAAATGCTTGCGCCGGGGTACACAATGCCATGGCGCTGGCGGCTGCGGGCGAACAAGTTCCACCAGCAGTCAACAGGAACAACCGTAGTAAACGGTTGGTTGGGGTGAACCATCGGATCCTTCTTCGCCATGTAGCGAGAGGTGTGGAACACAGGGGTCAGGTACTGGCCGTTGATCCAGTAATAGCGCGGGCCAGCCGTGGTTGCGGCGGTTTCGCTCAAGAAAGAAGTGCCCGAACCGTACAACCCAGCCGTATCCAGCGAGGCCACATACATCAGCTCGATGCCGCCGTACATGGGATTCAGGTACGAAGGATCGCTCGGGCTACCAGATCCGCTGAAGCGATCTTGGGCAACCCGCAGGCCGCGCTGGTAGACATTGATGGCCTTGCGGCTGCACGCAATAAATTGACCGTACAGCTTCGGGTCTTCAAAATACTCTTGCTTGGTCGGCGGCGTTTCAAAGCGCACCTTGTAGAACATCTCATCAAACGCCGCGATCACGGGGTTGATGCCAATAGCCGTAAGCGTAGTGCCATAATTATCGCCACCAACAAGTTCCAGGTTGTTCGTGACAGCGCTGTCAATGGCAGTTTGCTGCGGCTTCCAGCGCGTCTTTGAAGTCGGGCTGATGCCTTCAACGGTAGTGAAGGTGTCACCCGTAAAAGCGTACAGGCCGTTGCTGTTCTCATTGATGAACGCAGGGATGCTGTACGGATACAGACCGCTGTCGGACTCCATCTCCGAGTTCTTCGGCAGACGCCACAGCAGGTCTTCCCAGCCGTTGATCATCGAAGTCCACATCCGCTGCTCCTTCTCGCGCTTGAGGCGCTTGTAGATGCCACGGAGAGCCTCGGTCGTCATGCCGGTGCCGACATTCAACTCGATCTCTTGGTCAGTGTACGACATGTGGTCAACCGAGAAGCGCCAGTTGGCGGTCGCGGTAGACATCACTTGCGGGTTGCGCCAAGTGAAGGTGTCGTTCGGCTGATACTGGGTGAAGGTGGAATCCTCGTCGAGGATCAGCGCGTCCTTGATGGACGAGCCGCCTTGAATGACAAAGGACTTGTCCGCTCCCTTGAGGAAGCGGCGCATGATGTAACTGTTCTTCACAGCTTCGTTCACCAACTGATCCGCGCTAGTCAAGTAGCTCGGGCCAGTCGATGCGACGAAGTCGGTGAAGGTGCTAAGAGCAGAACCCATTTGTTATCGACTTTCGTTTTGGTTTGGTTTGGTTGTGAAGATCAAGAGCCTTCCCATGCGTTCCGCGCACCCAAACGGCCCTTGCCCTTGAAAATCGCATCCAACGCCAAGTCTTCTCTGTCGGACAACGACATAGACTTCGGCTGAGTGACTTGCGATTTTCCGACAGGAGTTCCGTTTGCCTTTGCGGTCTGCACAGCGGGTGAGGTTTTGGCTGCTTTGCCCGTTTTGGCTTCGAGCCCCTTGAGCCGACATGCCGCCTCCATGAGTGCGTTCATGTCCTTGTACTTGCCAGGGATCTTGACCAGCGCGGTCATTTCTTCCACGACATCGTCGTAGACTTCCTCATCCTGAAGCTCAGGGTACTTGTCCGTGAGCTTCGTTCTTGCCTCGCTGACTGCCCGTTCAGCCTTCTCCTCATTGGCAGCGCTCAGTTGTTGTTGAACCTGTTGCATCTGCTGCTTCGTGAGGCCCAAGGCCTTCTGGACATACTTGGCAATGGCGGCACTCGTCTCCTCGCCAAACAGTTCTTCGATGGGCTTGAGTTCGGACAGGTCGTCGTCAGCTTGGCTCTCGGGTTCTGCTCTACGGGCAACACGGGCTGCTGACTCGTCCTCCTCCCCTGCTTCGCCATCCTCAGATGTACGCTGCTTGGACTTGGCTTCGAGTTCCTTGGAGATTTTGGACTGACGGTCAGAGGCTTTTTTGCCAAGAGCAACAATGCGCTCCTCGCTCATGCCTTCAAAATCGCCGTCATCCCAGCCGTCAAGCTCCAGCGCCTTGCGTGCCTTTTCGATGGCACGCTTGCTGGGCTTCTCGGCTTCCTTGGAGGTCTCCCTGGCCTCCTTGGTGTCCTCGGCCTTGGCTTCGGACTTTTCATCTGAGCCGTTCAGCTCAGACTGTACTTGTTCCATGCGCCCGATCAGCTTGTCGAGGGCTTCGTCGTCCTGCTTCTCGGCGTTGGACGCGAACCTGCCGTAGCTGTCGCGCATCGGGCCGTCATCGGCCTTGCGAGCTTGAGCATCACGCTCGTTGTGCTGCGTCACGGCGTCCACCACCTCATTGATGGCGTCCACCTTCTGATCGATCCGTCCTTCTTCTTGTTTCTCAGTCATAAACGATGTTCTTGTCTCCGTCGATGTCTTTGCTGCGCGACTCCGCATCGCGCACCTCTGTCATTCCGTGGAATCGGGGTTTGCCCGTCTCAGGTTCCACATGCTTGGAATACGGGCTGTACCAACTGCCGTCCGCTTGTTTGGTTGCTCGCGGCAGACTGTGGCTGGTGAAGTGAATGTTGGGCGACACCTTCGGTTCAGGAATGTTGGGGACGCGCACATACACTTCGCCAGCGTGCTTGATCTTGTGTCCGATCTTGGGCGCACGGGTGATCGGAATCATCTTTTCGATCACCTTGCCGCTCTCTGACTTGTAGACATAGATCGCCATGTTCAGATGTTCCTGTCGTTCATTCCTTGGCTACCAGACGGTGCAATGCCCTGCATAGCTTGCATGCCTGCGGCAGTTCCTTGCGGCATACTGCCGCCCATTGGGCTAAGGCCAACATCACCGCCCAAACGCGGAGCCTGCGTCGGCGCCCCAGGCATCATTACGCCCTGCATCATTGCCGACTGCATCATCTCTGCGGCCGGAATGTTCACGATCTCGCTAAGTTCCGGCACATTGGCAAAGTTGCCAATGAGGTTCAGCAGCTCTCGAATCTTGTACGGGCCTTGCATTGCCGCTGGCATCACTTGGCCGATGATGTTTGTAAGCTCCATCAGGCGCTTTTGCTGCAAAGCCTCGCTGGTGCGCTCCATCGAGTACGGCTCGATCTCCAGATCCAGATCCTCGAATGTCGCACCGCTGCCCTGGACAGGGTCGCCGCCCACATACCACGGATCCTGACCAGGCATGACTTGACCGGGGAACTGCGCGAACTGCGGGTCGATCGGGAACACCACGCGCTCGTCGTAGTACAAGTACCAAGCAACACCCCGCAGCAATTGCGCGGTAGCTTCGTAAGCTTGAGCGCGGATAAACGCCAGCCGCGTCGCGCTCGACTCCGACGCAATGCTGTTTTCCGTCGCCGTCGCGTCGCCGCTGACATTGCCGCGCATGGCATCGCTGATGCCAGAGATGCGGTCGCGGCGCTCACGCTCAATCTGCAAACCTTGCAGAGCCATCTCCGTGATGCCACCCAACTCCACCTCTTTCAGGTTGTTGTTGAGTTCGTCCGTGTTGACCTGCACGACTTCGCCGTCCTTGCAGTTTGCAACGGCATCCGCCAGTTTCGGATCGCGGTCGTTGGTGAACGCCACGCGCTTGCGCCGTGCAGCGGCTTGGCTCACCGCCTTGGCGTGCATGTTCAGGATCTCGACCTGAGTCGCCATTGCCGCCGTAGGCGACAGCGGGATGCTATTGTCGGGAACGGTGTACACCCCGAACATGTAGTAGGGGCCGTTGGCAGGGCCGTAGTACATGCGAGGCTGGCGGATCGGCACAAACCCAGAACTCGACATGGCAAATTCCAGCAGCGCACCGTTGAACCCCTGATCCGGCCCAGGCTGGCCTTCGATCTGGTAGCCCTTGATGTAGATGCTGACCCCCATGATCTCGTTGCGGCTCGGCGCGTCGATGTTACGACGCTCGCCGTCATTGCGCAGATCGGACAGACCCATGTCTACGCTTAAGCCTTGGATGTTCTCCATCAGCCAGCCTTCTTCCGGCGTGGCTTGGGCCTGCATCAACAGATCCTGTTTGTCCCGCGTCCATTCATGCCCGATGTACCTGGCCTCGTTGTAGGTCAGGGCCAGGGGATCCCAAAAAGTACGCTTGGGCGAGATGCGCTGCACGACAGGCCGGAACGGCGTGCCGCTGTAGCCGCTAACCAAGCTCACCGATTCAGGGATCACCCGCGCCAGGTTGGGTTCCATGGTCACCATCGCCATGCCCCACGACAGCAGCATGTCGGTTCCCACCTGCGTCAGCGTCGCACGCAGTTTGACCTCGCGGATCCAGCGGTTTAACCCAGCCTGCAGAGCCAGCGCAGTTGACTGCATCGTGCCCTGACGGATCGTGGACACACGCACACGCGGACTGTCAAAGAACACTCGCGGCAGCACCAGCGAGATGTACTCGTACTCATGGCTTTCAGGATCAAAGTCCTCGAAGGTCTTGCCCGAATACGCAGGGCCGTGAAACCGCCGAATGCGGTCGCCCAAAGTCTCTAGATGCGAGTCCCGAAACCGCTTCGCAGCTTGGTATTCAGACCACAGGTTGCTCGGTTCGATGTTCAGCATCAGCGCCCGTACTTGTTCAGCGTCTTGCCCGCTTTGATCGCAGTCCAGACCTTATCGTGTCCCAGTACCGAACCAAAGCTTTGCTGCCCGTAAGGTACAGACTTTTCAGGGTCGCTGTAGTCTTTTTGCCAAATTGCACGAGCCAGGTACCGCAGCGCGTCACAACCGTGGTCAGCGCAGTTAGGATCCGTCCGCTCTTTGTTCCGCTTGCCATCGTCGACTTTCGCGTAGACATAGCTTGGGACCTCCTCCGTAGTGCAGCAAGCCTCACCGTGTTCATGCAGGCTCTCATCCCTGGCGTGGAGATAGCCCTTGACCCACATCAGGGACGGCTTGCCATCTCCCTGCTTCACCAGCTTCTTCCGAACTAGGTCAATACCTCCAAGGTCTGCCCCCTGTTCGGCGCGGCGGTTGTTCGCCTCCCTCACCATCCTAGGAAGTCCCTTACTGGCTAGAATGTCGTTTACCAGCTTGATGGCATCCGGTCTGGACGGGTCAGCCACCACATACTGCATGCGGTGCTGGTTCCACTCCGTCGCCAATGTCTCGGCCCACCAGTCCAACTGCTTCTGAGTCTGGTAATGCTCCCGCAGGCAGTACGCCCGCATGTCGCCATCTACCCCCCAAATCTGCAGCACCCCAGGTGCCGTGAATCCCCAGTCCATG